TAGCTAAAATTGTACTATCATAACCAGTTTTCTTACGCTTTTTATCGGTGAACCATTGTTCATCTTTCTTTTGCGTCATGTCATCAGTCTGTGCGACTGGTGCAGGTGCTGGTGTAGTAACACTTGGTGTCTTAGCTTTCATACACATTCACATTCCCCCTTTACCCAAATGGTTTGTACTCTGTATTCGCTACTCTTCTGTGATTGCCATTTACTTTTTTAGTGACCCTAAATGCAAAGGTCAAGGCTAATGCATCGCCTTTGTTAGGAGATGGTAAGCCTCTTTCTTTCATGTCTTTCTTGCTTTCAAGTTGGATACGGCCATTCTTATCAATGATCGCTTCTGGCCCTACGAGGTCATCATACAGTCCTTGCTCATTAGGAATTGAACCGCCCTCTTTTAGCCATTCTTTCATTTCACCCCACATGTACGCACGCATGTTGAGATACATATTGTTAGGACTAGCACCACCAAAGGCAACTAACCGCCATTTTCTACCCATTGACTTACCAATGCTGTAAATACCAGTGCCGTACCCTTGGTCTATGAATACTGCATCAGCTTTGTATTCATCTTCAAATTGTGCTATGAGGTTAGCCATGCGCATATCATCGTCATTCTTTTCAATCGTTGCCAAACACTTCATGGAATAGCCATTACGCATTACGATTTCTAATGTATCGCCACCAGTCCATGCAGGGTCTACACCGATAATTACAGGTAGGTTATTAAACTCACCAATTCTGTACATTCGCTTTTGTGCTTCATCTACAATTGATGCGGATATAAATTGTGTATCAGATGCACTAGGGAATATCCCTCTTACACGCACTTTTACAAAGTCGCTATCCTCACCATGAATATCAACCCATTCTTGTAATTTCGCTTTGTTCGATACTTTAACAGTTCGACTGTCAATTTGTTCTGTATACCAATATTTACGATACTTTCTAAAACACTCTCTAAATCTGCCACTGTTTCGTGTAGGATTGCCAAAAGCACACCATATAATTTCTGTTTCTTTATCCGTTAAAGCACCCTCTGTTACTTCCCAAATGCTATCAGATATAGCTGATGCTTCATCAAATATGATTAGTATTCTATTCCCTTGATTGTGCAAGCCTGCGAATGCTTCTGGATTACTTTCGCTCCACGGAATAGCATCTATCCGCCATGTTTTTTCATACTTTTTATCAGCACTAAACAATGCAGTTGCGGTGTAGGTGAATAGCTCCTTGCCTATAAACAGGTTGTACCACTTGTTAAGTTCAGGCCATGTTTTAGAAATTAACTGTTTTTCTGTGTTAGCAGTAACTACACCCCTTGTATTTTCATGAGTAGCCATAGCAAACAAAATCAAAAATGATACCAATGTTGATTTCCCAATACCATGTCCTGACGCAATCGCAATTTGTATTGCTTTAGAAAGGCTTTTTCCTTTTTTTAGTTCTTTGCCAATCTTTTTCAAGATTTTAATTTGCCACTTATCAGGCCCATCAAAACGTTCAAGAATGGTATTCTTTTCCCCCCAAGGGAATGCGAAATAAACAAAGCCTAATGGATCATGCGTAAATGAACCCAACGCATCAATCAGTTGTGCCTTGTTGTACTTCATCTGATTTCACCCTTGCTTGTTTCATGCGGTCTGATATATCAATCTCTATTTCTGCATCAAGTTTTACCTTGTCAGTAAATAGCATGTGCCGTTTGCCTAACAACTCGGCTGCTTTGGTTCTATCTGCAATTGATGTATCCAAACCAAATGCATCTTTTTCTTCGCCATTCATAACCTTGGTTAGGTACTCCAGCACTTCATCAGCCGTTGCGATTGTGCTTTTACTACGCTTTTCCATTACTTCATCTATGTATTTACGTACCTTTACTTTTCTTAATAGTTGACTTCCCTTACTTGATGCACTTTTTTCTGCATATCCAGCCTTGATAGCACTCTGTGTCGCATTGGTAGTCTTGATATACTCATCTGCAAATATACGTTCTTTTTCTGTTAAGGTGTTAGCATCTGCCATATATCAATCACCACCTTTATATGTTCTAACTAAAAATAGCAGTACTTCATGTTGCTTAGTACTGCTATACTCACTTTCTTTCTTATAGAGTTGTCCTTGCTTGAACGTTTTCCCTTTCTTGTACTTATGAGGGAATGTCAGTTTGTATTCTTCCTCTGTGTACATTCGATTAACGATATATACCTTGCAAGGCTTATCGAATTTACTCCATGATTGCCTTACATCGACTACATACCGCCTGCCGTTCATTTGTAATGCTTTAAGCAATTTCTTTATCGTTGGTTGATAATTCACATCAAGCACCACACAATACCGACTATAATCAATACACCGCACACAATAGCTAGACAATCAATAATGCTTAATACGTTATCTTCACGATGTTCAAACGCATATTTTGCTTTCGCTTGTAGGTCTTTGTTATCTAAATCTTGTGCTGCACGTTTAAACAACGCTCTATCCTTAATGAATTGTTTAATCGCTTTAATCATTTTAGTACTTCACCACCTTTCCGCTTTAACTTCCCATTAGATCGCACACATAAACCACATGTACTTTTTCTTGCATTCCCCTGTGTGATATATGTTTGGCATAATCCGTCATATTCAATGACATTAGCCGTGCATTTCCCTTTCTTGTTGTTCAAGCATTTACTCTTACAACACAATATATCAGTCATCATTTCTCCCCTTTTGATAACTTTATACAAAAAATGAGATATATCGCCGTGGATATACCTCATTATGTGATAATTTTATTCATTTTTATTGCATACTCAAAACCAAAGTTATGTAGTTAGCTATTCGCTAACACGAGCATATGAATTGTAATCATGGTTAGCTCACTCTGTCTAACTCTCGCACAATACTCGGTTCCCAACGGAACATATAGCTTTAGTTTTCAATATGCAATTGCACTCTCTAAACTAATACCGCTAGTTGTTTGTAGTATGTAACATTTTTTCGCTTAAGGTTTTATCTCATGAAACGTATAGTTGGTTGTTATTGCAATATTGGAACGGATTATATGTGCGGTATTAGTTTACAAAATGCAATATAAGAGGTGCGGTGCAGTTAGAAAATAATATAGATTGTAATGACTTAGAAACAATACTCGTTGATTTTCAAATACAAAATATAAAACCGCACCTCAATTGCTATTTAGTTTTTAGAATTGCTCATTGGCAACTCTTACACCTTATATTCTACTATATGTTTTTAGGTGTTTATACTGACATTTACTGACATTTCATGACATTTACTGACATTTCAACTTGCCTATTTCAATCAATGCTTTTTCTTTGTACCTCATAGCCTGTCTTTCATTGAATTGGTTCTCAAAAACTGAATGTGCTTGTTTGGCTGACATTCCAAGCAGGTATTCATAACGTAACATTGTGCCGCCTATTTCTTCGCTTAGACTATTGATCGTGTTGATTACATCGCACTTGTACTCGCTCAATTCATCAATCCGTCTGCGTTGTTCTTTTTCCGTATCAATAAACCTTGCTACGCTATTTTCTAACCCACATGGAACACCGCCACCGCTCACTCTATCCTTGGAATAATCTATTGCACTAATCGATGTGATGTTACATCGTAGTTGCTCTATCTCTTTTGCAATCGACTTTATTTGTTCATCAACTGTCTTTACAGGCTCAAGGTATTTTCTAGCACTATTTATTAATCTTTTTTCGCTTTTTGTCGGTTCATTCAAATATTACTCACCACCCAACATAACACCAGCACCAAAGATAATTAACACAATACCAATTATCGCCTGTATGTATAACATTCGCACGCATCCCTCTTCAAACGTATCAAAGGCATCGCTTAAAACCGCTGCTAAAACAGGTGAAACACCTAATATCATTCCAATTGTAATTAAATTTTCAGCCATATGTTTACACCTCTGCTAGTTTTGCAAGATTCCAATCGGTTGTATCGCCCTCATAATCAGCACTCCAAGATCTTGCACCACATAACCAAGCATATACTCTCTCATCTTTAAAATATGCAAAATGTCGTTTTTCCCATTCATCTTGTTCATACTGTTTAACCAATATAGGTGTATCAACCTTTACTTTACTCCAATCAATGATACCTAGATATTCTGCAATATCAATACATTGAGGTTCATCTGTAAAACAAGTGCATTTTATCGGAATGCTAGGAACCCACGTAGTCAACGTTACTGGCTTTTCGTAGAAAAATATATATCCTTTTTCAATTTCCGCTTTTTTATAGCCTAATTCATACATAGTTCTAAAAAAATTATCCGTAAATTGTTTATCATTCATAATTCTTATACCTCATTATGCTTTTTATCACCACAATTTATACCATTCTTTTCTTGCTTCGTCATATTGGTATAAATCAGGAAATTCTAATACTATACCATCATCTTTTTTAACAGCCACACCTACTACAAATTGGCTTTCACCACTTTCATAAGCTAACTGTTTCAGAAATTCCATAGCACTTTCTTTTGTTTCGTGTACATCTATAAAATAATCAAAGTGTACAACGTATCCGCTATATCCTAACATACTAACCTCTTATGATAAGGCGGATATTTCACCGCCTATATCTATCCAACCAATACTTTAATTAAAATCACAAACCCAAATATCAAAGCTACTAGCGATACACCCATGATCGCATTGAAAAACAACTCTTGCATAAACCTAATTCCATATCTATTAGCTTTTGCGTCCCTATTAGCCATTGCTTTGAAGTCTTGTGTTTTTGTTTGTAGCTTATCTACATCACCTGTATATTTCACTATTGGTGTACACATTTATTTACCAGCTTTCAATTCTTCAACTTCCGCTACTAATTGAGCAACCAAAGTTTCAAGTTCTTTGATTTTGCCTTTGTGGTTAGTTTCATATTCACTACCTTTACCAAGTCTAAAGGATACACCTGCATTAATCATTTTGTTGGCCAATGTAGCACCCAAGCTAAACATAACGTGTTCCGTTGGTGCATAGAACATACCGAGTGCCACATCATTTGCGTTTTTGTAGTGGCCGTAACCAACTGCAAATGTTAATTTATCATCAGAATTGTAGCCTAGGTAGTGCAACGCACTTAGTGCTGCATTAGATGCACCAGCTTTTGCTACTTCATGCATCACGTTTGAGATTTGACCTACTGTGTTTCGTTCTAAATCTGTAATGCGTGTTTCATGGTTATTAATTCTATCCGTATTGTTCAAAATGGCTTGGCTATTTTGCCCTACACGCTCGTTTGTAGCGTTTAGAGTGTTATTAATCGTTGTAAATCCGTTATCCACCTTAGAGGTCAAATTAGAGATATTTGTAGTATTTCGTGTAACTCGTTTGTCTAAACAGTTCACATCTTTTTGAAGTTTTGCAATGTGTGTTCCATTTGTTTCAATTTCGTCATACGCTGCGAACAGTTGGCTTCCATTTACCGCATCTAAACTGCTAGGGTCTACACGGCCTGCACTTACATTATGCAGTTGTCTATTGTAATTACTAATTCCGCTATATGTATCGCTTTTCTTACTACCAAAGGATACTACGCTATTAGGACTTTCACCTGCGAACACGTGAGTTACCCCATTTAATACAACTTGTCGGACACCTACAGGGTTATCCGTTTGGCTGTTCGTGCCAATCGCTACGGAATTTTGAATAGGTGCGGATGCATTGTTACCGATAACTACCGCATCGATACCACGCACTACGCTATGTGTACCAACTACTACCGCCCCTTGGTTATCTACTGTATTGTTAGCTCCCAATACAGTTTGTTCTTTATTGTTGCCTACATAATTGTTATAGCCAATCACACTTGCTTGGTCGGCTTCAATTGTTCCGTTGCCACCACCAATTACAACGCTATCATTTCCTGTTACTTTGTTATCACGGCCAACTGCGATTGTATTTGTTCCTGTAACTACTGTATTTGCACCTACGGCTACAGAATTGTAACCGCTTACTACTGGTGCTTGTGTGTTAGGCTCTACTGGCCCTGTAACCACACCATTTGCCAATACATTGCCACCGATTGCACCCATAATCATTGTTGCTAATACTAATTTATTCATATTTGTTTCTCCTTTTACTGTCTACTTTCTGTCTATCTACTGTCTTTTCTGTCTATTTACTGTCTATTTATCTACCAGTGCTACCATATCCACCATCGCCACGTTCTGTTTCGCTGAGTGTTTGTGCTTCTTCTACATCTACAATAGCGATTGGTACGATGATTAATTGTGCGATGCGATCGCCTCGTGCCACTTCATAATCCTTACAGGATACATTCTCATACACGATGCTTAACTCACCTCTATAATCTTCATCGATTATTCCTACGCTATTAGCACATCTCAATGGTGTATTGCTCATGCTGCTTCTAGGTGCTAATAACCCCATGTGATTATGCGGAATTTCAACCGCTACACCTAATGGAATTTTTTTCTTGCTATCAGCAGATATCCTCACATTAAAAGGGCAATATAGGTCTAGTCCTGCTGATAATTGCGGTAAATCAGAATTTACATCACCACGAGTAGGCAATTTTGCGTACTCATTCATTAACTTTACTTTCACTTTTTCACCTCGTTGTATCCGATTTCTATTAGTCTTTCTCTAATCGTTGTAAAAGATACATTCATAATTTCGCCTATTTTCTGATATGTCATTCCTTGTTCCCTTAACTCTATGGCTTTATCCACATCAATTGGCTTTCGATGGTTTTGTTTAACTCCTTTTGTGAAGTTTACCAAACCAAGCATGCGTAATGCTTTACTAACACTCATATCTGCATATACGCAAGCACCGAGTGCTAACCAGTTTTGACAATTAGTAGGTATCATCGCTATACCTGCTTCCTTTATATACTTCAAACCAATCATCCGCCCTCATGGTGATTAACCATTTAGCATTATTCTTTCGATGTGCCACGATTGGCATCACATTTTTATGTTCGCTATCATGAATTGCTTGTGCCATTGCTTTGTCGATATTTAATGCTTGCACACGCTTTACTTCAATGTGAATATTAGGTAGCCCAACACAATCACTGGCATCACCTGTATTTCCACAATATTGTTGCGTTCTTCTTACATCAAACCCCTGTTCCTTGCATAGGTTAGCAAATTCACGTTCGCCATCTGCACCTTTTCGTTTACTATTAACTTTTTTCTTCTTATCTGTTGGCATTATCTATTCACCCATTTCATACATCCAATTCGCAAATAATGCATTAGCCCTGTAGGACTTAATTCATACCAATCATCTCTAGCCTTAGCACGTCTTACAAAGCCACCAAACTCGTATAAATTACCTCTGAAATCATCAGTATCAATTTCATTAATCAAAATTAATCCTGCATCTTTAAGAAAGAAATTGATCTCATTTCTATTCTCTTCATACAAGCTTCTTGGCATTGCATAATACAAGTACTTTACGTTTTTACAGTCATGGTATCTTTTCTTTTTAAAGTCACGTCTGAAGTCATGAATGTTTGTTTTGATTTCCACTTCTGTTAGGTATTGTGTTTTTAAATCAAAATATACGAAATCAGCTTCATATTCAGTTCTTCCTGGACAATACATACTCACGTTTGGTATGCATATTTTTTTACGAAATAAATGTCTACCAAGAACATATTGAATATCTTTTTCGTCCATATATGCATCTCCTAATCATTCACTTTCACCCTTAAAAAATACTAACCAAACTGTTTTTCCCCTGCGTTGGCCAAATATTGGCTCACTAGGAAATAACCCTTTAAGCATCGGTAACGTGATTTGTTCTTCATTCCACTTAAAAATCATCGTTCCATTTGGCTTCAATACTCTCCAACACTCTGACAAGCCTTGTTTAATATCCTCTCGCCATGTTTGTTCTAATCGTCCATATTTCAATGCTAGGAACGATTTATCACCAACATTTAATAAGTGTGGTGGGTCGAACACTACGAGGTAAAAACTTTCATCATCAAAAGGCATCTTGCGGAAATCTGCGATCACATCAGGTTTTACAATCAACTTCCTACCATCGCATAGTGTTGTGTCCAATGTGCGTTTATCCATATAACAGGTTTCATTATTTTCTTTATTGAACCAAAACATTTTGCTTCCGCAACATGCATCTAGTATTTTCATATACTATAAACACTTACTCCTTAACATAATCACTAATTCGGTATTTCTTTGTTTCAAAAACCACCCATGCATTATTTTCGAACCCATATTTCTTCTCCCATGCTCGGAATACTTTTGTTAGTTCTTCGCTTAGTTCGTCAATATGCTCTTTCTTTACATCGTACAAGTAATCGTCCGACCATTCTTTAATTTCATCATCCATATCATATTCAATTAAATTCCAAAGTACTCGTTCACTATCAATCTCTGGAACATAATGATAAGGGTGTCCAACACGTACCCATTCAATATCTGAACATTCCCCTAAATAGCTATGGTCGCTATCTCCTACATCCCACAAGTTGCCGTAATATTCCAAATAATCTGCTATGGCATCTTTAATACTGCCTTGTGGTTCACCTGCTATTTCGCCGTCTACCCAGCAATATTTTGTTTTATCTTCAACCAGCATTGTTACACTCCTTTATTTCTTCTACTTCGATAATGCAACTTAGAACGGAATATTTTCACCTTGATTGGTGTTATCAAAACTATCAAAGTTACTACCACTATCAAATTCACCCTCTAATTTTCGCCCTACGAAATTAGCAACCACCTCTGTTACATACTTCTTTTGTCCGTTGCTATCCTCATAGGAACGTGTTTGTAATCGCCCCTCTACGAATAGCCGTTCGCCTTTCTTACATGCACCAACGGATTCGCCTGTCTTGCCCCATGCTACGCAATTAATGAAAGCAGTTTGTT